GTCAAAGCATGAGCTTAGTTAGTCACCTCATCCAAGCACAGAACCTTAGGGCCTGTGTTGGTGGGGACTATACGAACTCTCCGTGGTATAGGCTATTGCCCGTACTCGGAAAGTCAGACGATGGTGGCTATCGCCATTATCATCTACCCTCTGGAAGTCTCCTATCGGAGAACTACAAAGGAAAACGCCTTGGAAAACAAAAGTTTCAGAGGCGTGAAAAGTTCTTCACAGACCTGCAAAAGCAGGGCTTGAAGACAATCCTTACTTGCAAGATAGGTCTTGGAAGAAGGATCAGTGAAGAATTGGTCAATAGACCGGTTTCTCACTTTTTACGGATCGAAGAATTCATAGCTGGATTCGTCGATTCTTTATGGTTAGCAGACGAGAATGTATTCATTTTCGGCTCGCCAGAATCAAAACTGATCAGAGTACTGATCAGGAAGATTTTCTCCGTAGGTAGCACAAATCTGTGCCGCCTAGTGGATTGGTGGAAGGAATGGGGTAATAACCTCTTCCATACACTAGCAGAAACCCGAACTATCGGGGATCTGAAAGAGCCCGCTCCGAACAATATGTTTAGAAGGCTCGATAAGATACCTTACATTAGTAAAGTATACTCAAAAACGGGAGATAATAAAAGCATGCTGCTAATGCAGCATGTCTCCCATCTAGTCTCTAGTCGGCAAATGCCCTATATGGGTAAGCAGACAGAGATCAAGTCACAAGAAAAGTTCAAATCTGTTCTTACTAGTGACTTCCAACCAGACCGAATGACTATCGTCACACTCGGAATGGCTGCAAGACGAATCGGAGGGATCTGTCGATCCATCCGAAATCGTCGAATACCCGATGGAGTGGCACACGTTAGTGTGACCTCCTCGGGAGAATACAACTTCCCGATCGCCAAAGGCGGTCAAGCGGCAGCTGTAAAAGAAGCACTTGTCAGAATACTGACAGGTGTTCCTGACAGGACCTTTGAGGAGAATACTCCTTTTGGAACTGTAAACCACCATGAGGGAATCCCTCTATGGCGGACTATCTTCCGGAAGGAAATCCTCGAAACAGAGGAATCCTTCCTAAGCCCTTATATTCTTATCAAAGAACAGAAGGGCCGATTCCGTGGCCTTGATGAGGTCACGGGGAAGCAAATGATGTACGTGGCTTGGAAGGAATACCAACCGACACCCGTATTGCGAGCTGAAGTTGTCCCAGAAATGGGCAACAAGGCTCGGTTCATAACCATTTCAGACTATTGGCTGAATGTGTTACAATCACCTCTATCGCATGTCTTAATAGACGCGATGAAGTACCACCCCTCAGTCTTTTCGAGTTTTCATCGTCAAGACCAGGCCTTTGAGGCCGTGAAAGGGTTGTGCTCTGCGCCGGTGGCTAATAAGCCGTCGAAGCGAACAGAGGATTACATTTTGTCTAGCGACCTAAAGGACGCTACAAATGCACAGCAATGGAGTGTGACAAAGTCACTTCTCCAAGGCTTCATAAACGGGTACGAACTATCGTTCAGACCCGAATATGTTGATTTAGTTCTCAGTACAATAGGACCGAGACTAATTTTATTCCAAGACGGGACTTCTGTCCTGACAAAAGTTGGAATTATGATGGGTGAAGCTATTGCTAAACCATCTTTGACCTTACTCAATTTATCAATTGAGGAGGCCGCATACTGCTACTACATCGATAGATGTGATAGATCAGTAAGAAAAGACTCTCCGTTCACAAAAGTGTTCAGAGATGGGTCCTGGAAGTTCTCTCGAACGCCCGTTCCCGATGTCTTTTTATCGGATGACCCCGCCCCCTATCGGTGGTGGAGGTACATCCATATAGGAGGTGACGACCATCTAGTAAGAGGTCCGTCAACCTACTTAGACCTGATCACCGATTATCATCGGTGGGCAGGTTCTCACATAGATCCAGGGAAACATGGTTACTCTAAGATCTGTGTTAAATACACTGAGAGGTTGATAAATATATCTAACCTTCCGGGCAAGCCATTTGACCCGGACGACTATAGCAAATCTGTAATAGTCGACTCAGTGAAAGTACGCCTTCTCGAGAGAGGTCAATCGACCCTCATAAAGAAGGATAACAAGAATGTGGCGATTGGTAAATCGACACAACTTGGAGGGTGTATAGAATGGTTGCCGAAAGACGACCGTTTCTTCACCCAATCAAAGAAAGAAAGTATTCGTTCTCTCTTTGTTAACCGCATGGGATCCTTACTACCTAAAAAGGCTGTTAATCCACGTGCGTTCGCCGCGATCCATTTACCCACTAGTGTGGGAGGATACGGTTTAGGTATGAAATCGGAGTTACTTAAGTTTCTCCTAGATTCACCTGAGCCCCATAGGGGCCTTGTATTCAAGGCCCATTTGGGTTTAAATGTTAAGCCAGACCTAAAAATATTTAGGAAGCTTAACAGTAATACCTCTCGAAGAGGAGTTGAAGATATTCTTGAACTCCAAGAGAGGATCGTTGGTCAATTGAGTGATTACCCAAATATGATCAACGCTATTTCATGGTGGGAACTTAAATCTAAGTTCCCAGATCCAATGAATAACGCCAAGAGAACTATTGCTCTCGCGGCGGACAATGGCTACCTCTCTATCGAGGAGTTTGCCAAAAGAGCGACCAGAGGAAATCTCTTCCAGTCGCTTTTAATGGGTGAAGGGGACCTAAAGGTCTTCAACACTCATAAATATACGGAAACCTACCAGAAGGTAGTTTGGCCGTATGCAGAATCAAATTTACTCCTCGAATACGAGAAGATGTTTGATCTTAATGCTGAGCAAGTGGCTACTGCCATTGCCAACATTCAGCCTCAGTGGTACTTTGATATTAATCAAATGACCACTTTGGATACAGGTCATTGGGATCCGGAAGATCCGGACTCCGAAACCTGGGACTTCCACGAAGATACTTATATTAATAAGTATACACAAGGACTACCGTCCTTTAACGTGGGATTTAAGACTCTAGGCCTACGACACTAGTCGCAGACCTTGAGAATAGAGGTACTATTGTACTTCGCCAGATTTGACTTTACTGGAAATAACCCGAAGGTCAGATCCAAGTCCTCACCAGCATGCTC